TCCCCTGCGTCTGCTGAGACAGATCGAATGCAAGACCCGTGAACTGTCCGTCACCATCGCCCAGGACGATTGTTCTTTCAAGGCCGAATGCACAGGACTCAGACAGGATCAGTCTGATGTAGTTGTCGACCCACATCGGTGCATATCCGAAGTTGAACTCCACAAAATCCTTCGGGATCAGGAAGTATGCGGTGTACTTCGCGTCCGTGAGATCGATCATTTTAACCGCACCTGTCAGCTGCCGTGTGATTGCAGATCCGATCTGGCCCCAGCCTCCGAGCTTGGATGCCATCTGTGCGCCGTTCATGATGAGCTTCTTCGCGCCGCCTGCGTTCTGGATCTCGATTGCAGAAAGAAGCGGATGCTCCTTCTTCATGTCCTCGATCACGCGGTCGATGATGGTCGGCGGCATAGCGCCTGTGAGATTGGTGATCTCCTGCTTCGCGCCGCTCTTTGCAGCGTTGATGAATTTCTGATACCACTCGGTTTCATCGGATGTCAGGACTCTGAGTCCACGGGACTGCAGTACAGACATATCAGTGATATCTTTGTACTGCTCAAACTCTGTCTCGATCACGTTGCACACATGATCCTGCAGGTTCTGCATTGCCTCTGCAGCTGCATCGACGTCATTTTTCTGCAGTGCGTCTGAAAGCGCCTGCATCAGGTTGATGTTTTCCTGTTTGATGAGATCTTTGTTTCTCATTTTCTTACCTCCATTTTCTTTAATGCCTGGGCGAATGTTTCGCTCATGGTCGGTTTTGTGGTTTTGTCCATTTTCGGCTGCACGCCGACTTTGATCTCCAGCAGCATCTTATTGATTTCCTGCTGGCGGGACAGCATCTCTTTCAGTTCCTGTTCGAACCGTTTCTGGACTTTCTGATTGATCAGATCATCATCGTCCGGATCATCATCAGGATCGTCATCGATGCCTGCTGCCTTGAAATCATCGATCATATCGCAGAATCCATACTTCAGACAGCTTTCCGGATCGAGCATTGTCTCACGGTTCATCAGATCTGCCAGTTCTTCCTGTTCGATTTTCCCGCCGGACCTTGCAAGGTACAGCTGCTGCGATGCGAGTGCCAGGGCATCAAGCTGATCCGCGTAGTTGCGGAGCTGTTCTGCGTTTCCGGAAGCAAACATCCACGGATTGTGCAGGAACATCGTGGTGCCGAGTCCCATGTGGATCTCTGTTGCTGCCATGATGATGTCCATTGCCACCGAATAGGCCATGCCGTCAACATATCCGATGATGGTGCTGCCGGCGTCCCGCTTCTGTTTCAGAAGGTTGAAGATTGTGACGCCTTCGCCTACCTCTCCGCCGGCAGAATTAACATGCAGCTCGATCGTCTCTCCGTTCGGGATCTCGTCCAGTCTGTCGCGGAAGTATTTCGCGGAGGTCTCCGATTCTTCATACTTCCATTCCCGCCAGTCGAAGTCTCCCAGCGCACGGATCGAGTCGTATATGTACAGTTTGTGGACGTTCCCGCCGGATGCATTTGCCTCCTGCCGGAAGCTGTATTTCATTCCGTTTTTCATGCGTTTTTCCTCCTTTCTTCCGTATTTTCCGGCATCCCGCCGGTTCTGCTATTCATTGTTGAGCGGCGGATCTTTTCCGCCGGGATTGTTTGGTTCGTTTCCTTCCAGTTCGTCCATATCCATAAAGTTTTTGCTGATCATGTATGCTGTACTGCGTTCTGTTCGAAGCGCCGGCAGTCCGATCAGCTCCCTGATCTCGTCGATTGACAACGTTCCGGTTCCCAGAAGGTTGTAAATACCCTGTGCCGCATCGAAGATGTCGGTGTACTGGATCCGTGTCGTGTCGATAATCTGGTAAGTCCCTTTCAGGACGTTCTTGCCATTTCGCTTTCGGTTGTTCTCTGTTTCGATCACGTCCGCGAACGGGCGGATCCCGAATGTAATCAGATTCCGCGTCAGCTGGCCGACATCTGCAGCCGTCCCCAGAAGAAGCTGCGGCGGGATCTGCAGCGCATTGGCCACCCGTGTGTAGATCTCTTCCGTCAGATCCGTGATGTCCTTTACCTCGGACGTCGATTTCTTAGACGCTTCTCCGCCTTTGATCTGGTAATCAAATCCCTTCCACAACGGCATGACCGCATTCTGGCTCTTGAAATACGTGGCGAAGCGCTTGTTCATCATCTCCGCGAACACATCATTGAATGTCCTCGGCGTCCCGTCTTCTTTCATACCGTAGTTCTGCGTTGTGGCAGCGTTGCCGTCTATCGTTAGGACGCCTCTTTCGCCGCCGGATTTATGGAGTTTATCAACAGCCGTGTTCAGGAGCTGGTTATAACCCTCCATCAGGTACTGCAGCAGTTCCGTGATGTTCCTGCTCGACAACTTGTAGAACAAGACCTCGTCCATCCTGAAGGTCTTGTTAAACGTGTATGGATGGATGATCCCATCATCATCCGCAGCACACACCGTCACGTTCCGGAATGTATCCGGATACATGGCATACTTTTCGCGCTGATATGAGTCGGCCACCATCAGTTCGCCCTTCGGCGTCTCGATCACCAGGCACTCGTTCCGATAGATCAGGTTCCAGACGATCCGCTGCATGAATTCATTCGCGTTGTAATTCGTGTGCGGCGAATAATTCCAAAGATAATATTCTTCTCCGTGTTCTTCCTTCCAGTTCACGAACGTCCTGATCTCGCAGGCCGACAACGCATTCGCGATGATGTTGATGCCAGAATGCAAGGCAAATTCGTATAGTCTCAGTTCGCCCAGCTTCTCGCTGTCTACAAGATTCGCCAGTTCTTCCGACGTGATCCGCACCTCACCAGTGCCGGTCATCTTGTTCTGTATGTAATTCCAGAAGTCTTTGAATACTGACATTGCTTAATCCTCAAAATGTTACGACGGACATATCGATGTCCGGCATGTCCCCGCTCTCCGGGAGGCTTTCCAGACAGCACATCGCATTCACGAACGCCATGAATCCATCGGTCTTCCGCAGTTTCGGCTCGATCTTTCCGTAGGATGTGTTGCCCTTTGAATCAATAATTTTCTTTGTGTTATTCGTGTACCAGCAGAGCATCCGGTCCCATCCACTGATCGTGTGATTCAGGAATGCGCTGTTGATCAGCGCGCTGGTCTTCGCGATGTCCGAAGGCCGGACCAGTGTCACTCTCTTGTTGTCCTTGTCGAATGCGTCGAATCCGATCTTCCGGAATGCTGCGTTCAGCCACGTGTATCGATAGTTATCGATGCCGATCATCATGATCTGGTACTTCATGGCATAATCCGAAAACCACTTTGCCGGCAGATCCGGCGGGACCTCAACATCGTTCACGATTGTGCAGATCCCGTCCTTTACCCACTTGTCGATAGGAGCGTGAATATTCGGCAGGTCCTTCGATTTCTTGCAGATGAATGTATGGTGGAATCCTGTTATCTTGCCATTCTTCCGGAACAACAGGTAGCATCCGCAGAAGTCATTCGTCTTCGTATAATCCACTCCGCCGACACAGGGCATTCCCTGAAGCGGTTCGAAGTCCATAGGCCTGTCGCACGCTGTGATATCTTCCCATTCCGCGACAGCTGACTGCGGATCGCTGATTGGGAAATTGCACCGCTTTGCAAGGTACTCCGAATAGTATTCCGGCTTAAACGGCATGTCCTCGATCTCCTGCTCGATCGTTGTCCGAAGCGACCAGAACGAAGGATCCGCGAGTGATGGATTTGCTTTGACCAGCTTATCCATCTGATTCCACTCTTCTTCCTTCTCGATCCGGAACCAGTTCACGAAGGTCCGGTTCTTCGGGTTGTACTCGGCCAGTATGACCTCGTTCTGCGCTTTCTCATCGTCCAGGACGCCGCCCCGGACGTGGCCGTCTGTCGTGATCGTGATCTCACGCCACCACGGCATCTTACCTGTACCGGATTTCAGCGTATTCATATTGCGGGTATCGACATATTGGTGCTTCTCGTCGTAGATGACGCAGCCGGTCCGCTTTGAGTCCTTGTTTTTCGTGGACGTCGTGTTCAGCCGGAACTCCGCGTTCATCTTCTTGCCGATCACCTTCTCGGACATGCCCTTGAAATTCGCAGCCAGCACCTTTTTGTGTGCCGGGATCTCCGGATCCGTTACAAGCGCACTCACATCCTTGATCGATGTGCCGGCCTGCTCCTCCCCGTTTGCGATCAGATCCACGTTGTAACCTCTGATCCCGTGATACGGACTGATCATGTACAATGCGCAGAAATCAATGAATCCATTCTTCCCGGCACCGCGGCCGATGATGTCCCGTATCACGTGGAAATAAATGTCATCCCTCGGCGCGTCCGGCTGTCTTAAGAACACACCAAACATGATCGCGAACTGATATTTCTCCCAGGGCAACAGGTCGAGCGGAAAATACTTCTGCAGGCTCAGTCCCTTTCGGATCCGCTCGGCGTCAACATAGACATCCTTGCGCTCCAATACCGGTATGATGTTGTTCTGAATTGCCAGCTCCTGCTCCCTGCAGTGTTCGATGTGGTTGCCCGTAATCAGGTAGATCCATTCATCAATGTTCGGTTCATAGCTCGTCCTCATCGCCATTGATCACGCCTTCTGTGTCAATTCTCAGTATTTTCAAGAGCGCCAGCATCTGCCGGTTCACGATCGGCAGCTGCTTCGCGGATGTGTTGTCCTTGCCATCCGGCGTCCGGATCCCGTACTTCCGGATGTCCTCGATCAGCTGCTCCTTCAGGTCCCACATGGCCATGTAATCTTCGATCTGATCCATGAATAAAGCGACGTCAGCACCCTTGTTTTTCAGCTGCTCCAGCAGCGTCTTTTTGACCTCTTTTCGGACCGTTGACCGCTTCTTGGCTGCCATATTTATGTGAATCCTTTCCATTAGGTCGCGCGCACGCGCGCCTGAATCCGCGTGAAAATCGAAATCCTCGCTAGGATAGGGTGGACATCGGTCGGGGAGGGCCGTCCGCTTTTCAAACTTTTGACCCGGGGGATTACCAGCGCTCCGGCGTCCAGAAATCTTTTTTTCTTTTGTGACGTTCCGGATGAATTTCTTCATGACAATTTCTGCAAAGAGATTCGAGATTGCTGTCCGTCAGTGCCAGCTCCGGCCAGTCCTTCAGGTGCTTCTTGTGATGGACTGTGTCGGCCTTCCTGTACTTGCCCTTGCGCTTGCATTCCTGACACGCATTGTGATCGCGCTTCAGGATCTCTCGCCGCTTCCGTTCCCACTCCGGCGTTTTATAGAACGCCTTGTACTTATACGGTGACGTCTCTGCCATCTGCCGGATCTGCTTACCTGTCTGCAGCTGTTCCTCTGTGTACTGAATGTTCATTCTCGTCACCGCTTTCCAGATATAACGAAAGCGCCGGGATCGCTCCCGACGCTTTTTGCCGATATCATATTATCATGAGATTCTGTCCTTCGAATCCCAGACTTTTTATGTTATTCTTTTTTCTTGTCCAGCCTCCAGAAGAACTCGTGTCTCAGTCTGGTGAACGTGTTCTTGCTGACCGGAATGTCATGTTTACTACGCAGTGTCTGAAATGTCACACGCTTCGCTACGCTCATGATTATATACTTTGCCAGATCCGGATCTGTCTCGCGCGCAGCCTCATCTACCATCTCGATCCTGCGCTGGATCCTGTTGATCGCAAACGCTGCAGCCTCTGTCGGATTGTTCCCTGTACCGCTGCCCCGCGTCCGCTTGTAATCAACTGCGCGCGTCCTCGTCCTGTCTTCTTGCAGCCTTCTCAGTTCGTTCGACCAGTCATCGTACTGCCTGCAGTAGTGAATCAGCTCTGCCCTTCGATGTTCCGGCAAGTAGTATTTATTTCTTCGTGATATCTTTGTCCGTTCGTTCGGCATCGCTATTACTCTCGCTTCAGGTTCTCTTCGTCACTCTCGGATATTGTTCTTTGTGCCTCAGTGGCGTGCCAGGTTTGTATGCTGTACAGTAGTTCGGATCGTCGCAGATCAGGATTCTGGGATGGCCAGTTGCGCCGATGTAATCGCAGCATATCCTTGCTTCCGGTTCATATGGCCCAGCCTTTTGAAATACGCTTACCGTCCCGTGATACTTGCACTTCTTGCATAGCTGTTTTCTATCGTTGTTTGGTTTCTTTGGTTTCTTCATGACGTACTTCCGATTCCTCCTGACCGCTGCCCTGTTGCATCATCGTCTTCTGTCTTGCCATAGATCGTAAATACGCCCTGTACTATCCTTTCGCCGGCCGTGATCAGGATCGGCCTCGTTGATGTATTCCGCACGCCGATAAGAATATGTCCTTCGTTATCTGCGCTGTTATAGTAATCGCTGTCGATCACTGATACACCCGTCTGCAGCACCAGTCCTTTTTTGATCGCCATACTGGATCTGATAAACAGGAACATTGCCCATCCTTCATCGATCTGTACTTTTAGGCCTGTTGGAATTACCCGATCGCATCCTCCCGGAATTGTGATGTTCACTGGAGACGCTATGTCATATCCCGCGGATCCGGCTGTGCTTCTCTTAGGCATTTCGATCTCATCGTATTCGTCAGCTCCGCAGTGCATGTATGAGTTTGTATGTTTCTTGAATTCTCTGAACGATACCTTCTCGAACTTCATCAGCTTCTGTCCTCCCTCATCTTGCTGCCAAATGATTCAAGCAGACGTGTCGCATCATACCCCGACATCTCTGCTTTAGTGAATTTGCACTTCATGCAGTGGCTTCCGTCATCGCGATCCGGGCATCCTTTTCCGTATCCCGGACCCTTGAAGCATTTATAGGTGATGTTGATACCATAGCGTGACAGTGCAATCGTCATGTGTTTCATGTTACTTTCCTCGTTCATTCTCCCATAGCGCGCCGGCGAAGAATGCGACGCACATTGTGAAGATATTAAATGTCAGCAGAACTATTGTTCTTAGCATGATGTTTCTCCGGTTCTGTTGTTTCTAAAGCCTTTTTCACATGCTCCGCATACAGATCTGGGATCGGCCCATTTGACGCAATGTATGATTGTAATATCACTGCTTTTGTGTTTTTGTCATTTGTCGATTCCAGCATTTTAATCAATGTTTCAATCTGATTCATTTTTCCTTCCATGTTCCTGATCCTTTCTATCTTTTCAAGTGCTTTATATGCATTGTGAATTTCAACGACCTTCGTTTGATGATTATCTTTTCTCCCTCTTTCATCTCTTTGATCTTCTGCTTGATATCGTCATTGATTAAGCTCCGGCATACTCCTGCCAGACGTTTGGCTTCCCGAATTGCCTCGTCTGCAGTTTTCGCTTTCGCGGAATCATCAAAGAGGATGCTACCCGATGATATCCAACGCCTGATTGTATAACTCATTTTTCTTCTCCTTTAGGTATCACCCACAATTCCAGGCCGGTATCAGTTGTTCCTGAATCTACGATTACTAACTTACTGTTAGACTTCTTGTCTTTTGCCTGCAGTGTCACTTCGCAGTTGTGTCTGATAGCGTATTTCGCTATCTGCTTAAACATGCATAGTGATACCCATTCGGCATCAGATTATATGTAAAATGCTTACATTTGAAACAGTTGTTGTTACTCATCCTGCACTCTCCTGTTCACCTCTTGCGTTTGTGCCAATCATCAAGTTCATCGTCCATGTCTTTCA